AAACAAATGTATGACGAAAGTTCAGAAGAGATAAAACAAAACACAAAAAGTATTGTTACTTTCCTAACAAATCCAACAGACGATATACCAACTATATTAGATATCATAAGTAAACTTGATCTTAAATTTCTAACCCATCCTGGCTTCATGGATAAACTACGAGCACTAGAAAAAAAACATCTTACTAAAACTAGAGAGTTGTTAAGTATCATGTTAAATATAACAGGTAGAGGAGAAGAAGTGAGTGGTGCAGCAGGAAATACACTATCATCTGGATTAGTATTAGCTAGTAGAACACCCATCAGTGGTAGTACTGCTAGTGGTAGTGCTGCTAGCGGTAGTGCTTTTAGAGGTGGTGCAACTGCTACAGGCAGCGCAAACACTATAATAGGAAACGCTTTTAATAAAACAGCTCCAAGAATAAGTAATGCTGTTGCCAATATTTCATATGTGCTACTTAAAAACGACTATTTTATAGACATTATTTTTAACTTAATTAAAGACTTATATGAAAAGTTTGTGCTATTTATGAAAAAGTTTATAAAAAAAATATTAAAAAAGGTAACACAGCGACTAGACGAAAGAAAAGAAAAAGCAAAAGAAAAAAAGATAGCAGAACAAAAAACCGAAGCTAAGAAAAAAATAAACATTGATGCGCCAATACTGCAAGCTGTACTAACATTAGCAATACGTGCTTATTGGACTGGTGCAAGTTGGTATGGACCAACTAACAGCAAGCATATTGTTACTAAAGTTGGATCATTTCGTCCTAAGATACAAGCACTACCCATAAACGGATTACCTGGAATAGTAAAAGAAATGGAATTAGGTTTTACTAATCAGATGAAAGGCATAAAAGGCATAATAATACCACCAGCAGAGACCGGCATATCACCACTTAGTTTCTCACAATATGTTTAATCAAAATACAAACAAACAAAAAACACAACTATTTATATATAAACAAACATGAAAGGATCAGAATTCATAAATCTAATGCGAAAAGTTATTCGCGAAGAAGTAAGAACTGTCGTAAGAGAAGAGCTAAAAGCAATTAAGCCACTACTCATGGAAAAGCAACAATCAACAGTTACAAAAAAACCAACAACACCAATTGCAAGACCACAAAGAACACAACCACTTGTGCAGTTTGACGGACCACTAAAATCTATATTAGAAGAGACTGCACGAAGTATGCAATCAGCTCCATCTGAAGAGGAAGAAGAATGGCCAGAAATGAATATGGGGATGATGACATTAAATGATGTACCAGCTTCTATGGGACGTGCTAATATGAGAGCAGCAATGAGTAACGATCCAACAGCAGCATTTGTAAAAGACTATTCTAAGGTTTTAAAATCAGCTGAACAAATAGCAAATAATAATAGACCATAATGGCTGTTGAGATTAAAATAAATCCAATAGACTTTGAACCAGATGTAGCGCTTGGTATAGACTTACCTATGATAGCTGGTGCAGGAGCAGCTTTTAAACTTAATTACATGTCAATTGATCAAGCAGTTGCAAACGCTAAAAACCTAATACTAACAGATAGAGGAGAAAGAATAATGTTACCAGAATTTGGTTGCAATTTAAAAAGTATATTATTTGATCCAATTGATGAATTAATAAATGAAAACTTAGAAAAAATAATAAAAGATAGTTTTGACTATTGGTTACCTTACATATTTATAAACAATGTTGCTGTAACAAACAATGCAGACACAAACCGCATTAATATATTATTAAGTATTAGTTTACAAGACAATAAATTAGATACAAGATCTATAGAAGTTGTTGTAGAAAATAATACGTAAAACAAAAACATGGCTAATCAAAAAAACACATCAAAAGATGTTAAATATATAGACAGGGATTTTGACTCTTTAAAAAAAGGGTTAATTGAGTTCACAAAAGCTTACTATCCTAATACCTATAATGACTTTAACGAAGCCTCACCTGGAATGATGTTTATTGAATTGACAGCTTATGTAGGTGATGTACTAAATTATTATATAGATTCCCAGTTTAAAGAGTCTATGATAGTGCATGCAACAGAAAAACGCAACATATATTCAATTGCAGCTTCTATGGGGTATAAGCCAAAACTAACTGCACCATCTGTTGTTGACATTGATATCTACCAATTAATGCCAAGTGTAGGTGTAGGAACAGCAGTAACACCAAACTTAAACTATGCAGTTAAAATTGAATCTGGAATGCGTGTTAGAAGCACATCCGGTGGACAAGAGTTTATAATACAAAATAAAACTGATTTTGCAATTAATAATATATTTGATCCAACAGCAATATCTGTATATGACATTGATCAAAACACTGGTGTTCCAAACTATTACTTAGCTAAAAAAACAGTAAAAGCAATATCAGCTCAACCTAAAACTACACAAATAGTAGTACAAGAAGCTACAAAATATTTTAAATTTGTAATAGAAGATGTTGACTTAATTGGCATAGATAGTATTGTGGATGCTGATAATAATGTGTGGTATGAAGTACCATATTTAGCACAAGACACTGTGTTTGAACAAGTACAAAACACAGCATTTAATGATCCTGACGCAGCAACATATAGCGAAGAAACGCCATATTTATTAAAATTAAAACGTATACCAAGAAGGTTTATAACACGTGTAACAGAGTCAGGAATTGAAATACAATTTGGTGCTGGAGTAAGCACATCTCCAGACGAAGAATTATTAGCTACACCAGAAAATATTGGCTTAACATTGCCAACAGGAAAAGACAATATTGATTTTTCAATAGATCCAATATCACCAATAATTACAAGTACATATGGTATTGCACCATCATATACTACATTAACAGTAACTTATCTAGTTGGTGGAGGTATAAAATCAAATGTACCAAGTAATACAATATCAGAAATTATTGCAATAGACACAACTAATTCAAATCTACCAACAACAAGCACAATACTAAACACAATTGTACTTAATTCAATTGCAATCAATAATCCAACAGCAGCTTCAGGTGGTGCTGGAGAAGAGCCTGTATTGCAAGTTAAACAAAATGCATTAGCTCAATTAGCATCACAAAATCGAGCTGTAACTAAAGAAGATTATATTGTTAGAGCATATGCAATGCCAAATAAATTTGGTAGTGTAGCAAAGGTTTATATAACGCCAGATGAACAAAACAACATAACAACAACAAATACAACAGACACTGTTGCAAATCCACTAGCTATGAATATGTATATGCTTGGATACGATCTTAATAAAAATTTAACAACAGTAAACAGAGCTATTAAAGAAAACTTAAAAACGTATCTTAGTCAGTATAGAATGCTAACTGATAGTATAAATTTTAGAAATGCTTATGTAGTAAATATTGGAGTAAACTTTGATGTAATAGCATTAGGAAATTATAATGCAAACGTAGTTATGTTAAATTGTATAGAGTCAATAAAAAGTTTTTTTAATATTGATAAATGGCAAATTAGTCAGCCAATATATATTAGCGATATCTTTAGTCAATTGTTAAAAGTAGAAGGTGTGCAGAGTGCTACAAACATACAAATAACCAACCTAAATAATGCATTAAGTGGGTATAGCCCAATAAGCTATAACATAATAGAAGCCACAAGAAATGGTATTATATACCCAAGTTTAGATCCAGCTATATTTGAAGTTAAATACCCTAACATAGATATTAAAGGACGTATAGCAACATTCTAATTATGATACTAAGATTTTATCCAACCAAAGACACAACAATATACGAACAGTATCCAAAAAAAAATACTGGTTTAGATGCTGTATTAGAAATTAACAAAACTATAATTGGTTCTAGTAGCTACAACTCAAGAGTTCTATTAGACTTTGACTACACAGCAATTTCTCAAAGCATTTCATCATTAGGATATAATGACAAGCTGTTTAGCTATAGTTTAAAATTATACTTAACTGAAGCAAACGAAATACCTACCGACTACACTTTATATTGTTATCCAATAAGTAGTAGCTGGAGTATGGGTGTTGGAAGGTATGGTAACTTTCCAGAAACAACTACTGGAACTAGTTGGACATACAAGACGTCAGCAGATGATTTAACAAGTGCTTGGCAAACAGGTTCTTTTGCAGCAAATGCAACAGCATCATGGACAACAACTCCTGGTGGTGGTACTTGGTACACAGGAAGCATAGCATCACAGTCCTTTAGTTACACTACATCTGACATTGATATAGACGTAACTAGCATTGTTAGACAAATACAATCTAGTTCAATAAGCTTTAAAGGGTTTATTATAAAAAAAAGCCCAACAGACGAATCATCAACAAACCTGTTTAACAGCCTAAAGTTCTTTAGTAAAGACACTCACACAGTTTATCTACCAGTATTAGAAGCAAAGTTTGATGACAGCATAGTAACAGGATCTTTGTCACTTATAAATACAGACGAAGACATAAGCATTATACCTGTTAATTTAAAACACACATACACAGAAACATCAACACCTATAATAAGAATATCAGCAAGATATAAATTTCCAGTAGATACTTTTGAAACAGCATCTGGATATTTAACAAGATACAAACTACCAACAGGAACACAATATGCTGTATACAGTGCTCAAAGTGATGATGTGGTAATAGGCTTTAGCGATTACACTAAACTAAGTGCTGATAGCACAAGCAACTATATAAAACTACACTTAGATAGCTTTCAACCAGAAAGATATTACAAACTGCTATTCAAAGTTCCTAATTCAGGATCAAACTCAGTATATCAAATATATGATAATAAACATATTTTTAAAGTTACTCGTGGATAATGAGATATGCAGATGGCACATTAATAGGAGACCTTGGTGACAATGTTCTAGCAATAACTACAGGAAGTGTATTATCACCGGTTACATCAAGCATTGATGAAAACAGTACAAGATATAGCTTAATACCTGTACAAATAAACCAACCACCAGTTTTTTATAAATCAATAACAGACGAAACTACACCACAAACACTATCATATCCACCACTAATCAGAAACCCATATAGATTACCAACTATAGAGGAAAACAACCAAAAACTATATAGACATCCAAACGGAGTTATCAAAGTTGTTGCTAATAGCAGTATTAGAATAAAAGTTACAGCTGAACAACCAGCAACTTTAAATATTGAAAATGGAATACCACAAGTATTACAACCACAAACAGGATTAACATATCAATGGTTTAAAGATGGAGTAGAGATAAATAGTTCAGGAATAGCTTCATTGAACAGTCTTGTAGATATATTAGGAAACACAATAACTTTTTATAAAGTACAACCAGAACAAGCTGGTACATATAGTTGTGAAGCAAGTAACGATTCTGGTACAACAATAAGTGATGAGTGTACAATAGAAGTCCATAGTACTCAAGAAGATGGGATGTATTTTAGAAATATTATACAAAATCCAAACGGAAGTAATGGAGTAGATAGTTGGGAAAGTACAAATGATGAGCTTATAGCAAGACCTTTTTTACCAAAAACACAAACACCAGAATTAAGAAAAACAAAAAACATAGACGGCTTTGGATATACAGCTGATATGATGAATCCAAAAACCCAATATTTAAACTATGGTCAATTAATTAATAACTCAAAAGAGCCTACACATTATTTTACCCGTACGCGATTTAAGTATATAAATAATGGAGGATCGTTAATTGTAAAAGCTTATCAAGATGTTGATCTGTCTGACATGCAAGAGCATATACGAGGAGGTATCTATGGAATAAAAGGCGTAAGAGCACTTTTTAGTTGCTATATAGGTAACGCTATATCCAACTACATACCAACCAAAACCATGTTAACTAGTGATGATCGTACTATTGGATATAAAGACGACATACTCAAAAAACCTAGTTTAAGTACTAGCAGATTAAGTGCAGAAAACTTTAACACAGCTGGTCCTGGATTATTATATGAAAAAGTTTATGTAACTATTGAAGAATACAATGCTGAAAGCAGAGTACCCAGCACAATATACGATTTATCACCAGATCAAATTAAAGGAAAACCAGGAAATGTAATAGATCCATGGCAAGAAACAACCAGAATAACAAGAGACATACCTACACTATACGATCCTTGGTACAGCACAATAGATAAGTACAACACAGGCACACAATACTATACAGGACATAATCCATCATTAGGAGATAGGGGAGATGCAATATTATTTGCAGCTGATGAACTATTACCAAACAAACGTAATAGACCCAACTACGGCCAACACATACAACTTAACAAGGCAATAATTAGCCAACTAAATGATAAGACAACAAAAATAAGAATTACATTAAACTTTGAAACAACTGATGTAAATAGATTAGTTTATGAAAGGTGGCAAGAAGCCATTGAGACACTACCAGACGACACTTTTGAGTTTCGCTACAATCAAATTCCTGCAAACCCACCAAACAGTGATTCCAGTAATACATGGACTAGTACATCACCATACGAACAAGGTGATGGTAGTACAGTTGTTGGTGTTTTACGAAGTGTATATCCAGATAAAAACTTAGTAGATTTATTAAGGCGTGGAACCACTCCACGTGGAATAGTCACAGGACTAAACCTTAGCTTAATACCAATATTTAACGACAACATACAACTAACTGATTATTATACAAACACGTCTATTATAGATGAATCATCAACAACAACACAACCAATAATAGAAGATCCAGTAGTTAATCCGCCACCGTCAGCACCATACTATAAAACTATTTCAATGATTTTTATAGATGATTCTTTTTCTGTTTGTAATAACGGTATAGCAAGGATTCCAACCGAGATTGGTAGTGTGGCAGACGGACCTTATCATAAGACATGGAGTATAATTGTAACACCACCAACAGCAGTAAACTGGTGGAGTACAGGCACAGTACTCTATATTGGATTAATTAATGACTCAAACATACCAATACCAGACCGTCAAGTTGATCCAAACGCAACTTATAAAACACAATATGGTAAGTATGCTACTGATAAAACACATATATATGAGTTTATTAACGGTGTCCCAACTATAAAATACACTATCGGTAACAGTTGTACATAGTATAAAACAAATAGTATAGTAAAAACTCAATTTAGTAAAAACAGTCTATTTATATTAGATGAGAATAATATCGCAATCATTAAACCCATATAATAGTACAACTAACTTTATAAGTCCATTTAGACTATTACCAACAGACCTTATACCACCATACATTAGAGAGCAACCAATAAACACAGTAACACAAAACACATGGTTAGCTGCTCCAACAATATATTACCTACCCCCCTACCCAACTATAGTTCTCAACAACAGCAACAATAACGACTTAGCACCACCACCACCACCTCCACCACCAATTATAACAATAAACTATCAAAAAATAATACCAAAAGAAGAGACTGTAAGAGTCTTGGTAGGAACCAGTTTGCAGTTTGGAGTTGAAGTAGATGATAATTCAATATCAAATAATCCAAACATACAAAATCCACTTACATACGTATGGAA